GCGCGATTGGCCCGTTGCCTCGTAAACAGGACAACCTGCGCAGGTGTCTGCCTGAAAAAACTCGAAACAAAGTGCGCAACCCTGTGCCCCCACCGACACTTCTGCGACGCGAATTACTGATTCGTTCTCTCGCCAGTGCTCGATTGAGGCTTTTAAGGCGGTTAGTGTTTTAGAATCCATCACCATGCCTCCTGGTCTTGAATACAATGCTCGCGGAGTCTATCGCCCTTGTGCAGCGCCGCCTCTATCAAGCCGTAGAGCGGATCAGACTTGGCCAGTACAACGCCCTTGTCGTCGAACTCGTAAGGGTCCAGTTCGATAGACAGCACTTCGATGGCCTCAACGTAGCGCGACATGATCCCCACGTCGGGCTCAGGCTCGCCTATCTCATAGGCGACGGTTGCCGTGCCGGACGCGAACAAACACGCGCCGGGCAGGATTTGCAGTTCGTCGAAAAAATATTCAGTTTCCATTCCACACTCCTATCCAATACTCCTCCGCGGCGTTGTCATGCGCCTCGCGTAGGGCCTTATAGGCTTCGTCTACAAGCCCCGGCCGGGGCTGTAGCGCCAAGTAGTCTAGCAGGGCCTCTAGCGCCCGCGTGTCCATTTCCAGGTCGATCATTGCGTCGCCTCGTTCGTGAGCTTGCGAATCAATTCGTCTTTGAGCCGCAAGCGGCGTTCGGCATCGTAGTATTTCAATTTCAGTTCGTTTAGCTCCTTCGTGATGTCGACTAGCTGTTCTGCGATGATAACGTGCGCTCGTTTCCAAGCGCGTTCGGCGTCCAGGTCTGCCCGCAAGCGGGCGATTTGCTTCACAAGTGAGTCGCTTAAGATTTCGCGGGGGTTATCCATCTTTCACCTTTACTGTTAGCTCGAGTCCAAGAGCCCCGCACCAGTCCATTAGGCGCGGGATTGACGGTTTGTAGTAACCCGTCTCCCACGCCCATATGGCGTTGGCGTTGTAACCGGCCTTATCTGCTACTACGGCTTGTGACAGCCGTAGCTGCTTGCGGCGCTGGCGTAGCGCCACGGCTATCGGCATTGGCTTGTATTTTGACACGTTCAACCCCCGAAACAGAAACACCGCGCATAGGCGAGCAGCACCTCTTGCGAGGCGTCATAGTAGCGCGTCCAAGGCGTCCCCCAGTCCTGAACCTCTAACCATGCGCGGGAAGGCTCGCGGTTGTCGTCTAGCTCGCCGCGAATCCACACGGTCGGGCCTCCCGTGGTTAGCAGAATGCTAAATTCCCCCGCCTCTAGCGTGTCGCCCAGCGCGCACCACCCGCTGCGGACTTCGATTAATAGCGCGTCTTCCTGGATTCGCGTTTGCGCCTCTTCCAAGCTTACACACTCTCCGGCGTCGGCGCTTAGTTCGTCCAGTTCGTCTTTGTTCTCTTCGTCCCACTGGGCAAGTTCGGCGCGCGCGTCGGCTTTCTCGTGCGATTCAGCGTCCGCAATCATGTCGAGCAACGCCTGGCGCTCCTCTCGGAGCTCCATAAGCCGATCATAGTCAACCTCTAGCGCCGCCACCATCTGCGAGATGGACGCATATGCGCTGCGGCCGGTTTCTTTCAATCTATCGTCCATTGTCGTCGTTCCTTTGTGTGTTTGTTACAGTATATGCCGATATTACACAACCGGCCAGTCGGGCGTGGCGAACAGCACGCCTATCCCGTAGCCCTTGGTGCTGGTTAGCTCGCACTTTAGCGGGACCGGGCGCGAGCCTGGGAAGTGCGTTTGCCACCACCCTAGCGCACGTTCGAACGCTTTCTTATGCGAGTGCGGGAGCGCCTTTGTAAGAGCGTCCGCGTCCGGCTGGTAGGGCAGACCGTTATGGTAGTCGCCCACGAGCCCGCATTGCTTGGCAGGGACGCGGGCGCGCCACACGGCTTGCCCTTCACGGTGCAGCGTTACGATATATTCCAGTTCCATGGTGGTTCTCCTATCAAGGCGTGACGATAGCGGCGACGATAGCGGCGATCAGACCGCACGCGGCGAATGTTTGCAGGGCTTCGAGTGTGGTTAGCATTGGACTGTCTCCGTTGTTGATTTGTGTAATGTAGACACAAGTAGAGCGAATGTCAATAGGCTTTTGTTAGGTGCGCGAAGAAACAACGACGGCGCCCGAATATCAATGCGTTATGCTAAATATGCTGTATTACAAATAAAAAAAGGTTGAAAAGTAATATATTAGAATATGCTAATATAATAGTAAAACTGTGGCGCGTTTTCGTAGGCGCTCTAAAACCGCATAAACCACCTACAATCACCTACCGCGCGGTATTTTGCGCCGGTAGGTGGGTAGGTTTTGGGTAGGTGTTAATTCTTTGCACTTTGGTAGCCTACCAAAACTATGGTTGCGCTCGCGTTTGTTATGCGATTTGAGGCCAACCTAAAACGCAACCGTGTTGGCGTCTTGGTAGGCTACCAAGATGTTGGGCACTTACACACAAGCAATCGCCGATCGCTCGCCGATCGCTCGCCGATCGCTGGCGCGTTGCTGTAATGTTATAACGTAACAAGCGGGAGCGAGGCCGGGGGGCTGGGCCTTGGGCTCTCCTTGTAAAAATACGCAGCGTCCGCAAGAAATTTTTAAAAATTTTTTATTGACTTCTAAAAGAATAATTTTTAATGTTTATTGCATGAGAGTAAAAGCCCCTCCGTGCCTAGACACTTTGCGCGCAACACTAACGTATCACTTTGATACAGGTGTGTTTACCCGCAACATAACACGCGGTTCTTTAATAGCGGGAACCAAAGCCGGCTCGTTAAACCGCGTTGGATATTGGCAAATAAGTGTATGCGGCCGCACGTATACTGCGCATCGTTTAGTTTGGTATTATGTGCATGGAGAATGGCCTGACGGCGACATAGATCATATCAACCGGAACAAACTAGACAACCGAATTACCAATTTGCGCGTTATAAGCAGGTCAGAAAATTTACGTAACCGGCCGCCGTGGAAATGGGTTAACCGTAAAACAACCCCACGAAAACCGTATACAAAACGGTCTGTTTCGCTCAATGGTACGACCTAATGTTTGACTCTCTCCCTTACGAGCCGCGCGTTATAAAGGCCACTGAGGCCGTGCTGACGCGCATCTATGAATCGGCCAAGAAAGGTCTGAAGGGTGACTCGCTGGCGCTGGCGGCGGGGCTCACGCCGCACGAGTATCGCGCGCTAGTGCAGCTCGACCCTATTGCTGAGCACTTTGAGCAGAAAGGCCGCGCTGACGGCGAGGCTGAGCTGGCGGGCATCATGATGGACGCAGCCCGCGGCGGCGACACCAAGGCGGCTATGGACATGCTGAAGTATGCCCACAAGTGGACCGCGCCGCAGTCGGTGCAGGTTGAGGTTAATCAGACCATATCTATTACCGCGGCGCTGGAAGAGGCGAAACAGCGGGTGATCGAAGGGATAGTTCTGGATGCAGAGTCCTATATTTTCAGCGACGGACGAACAGAAGCTAATGGCGACGCTCTGGGCGTCGCAAGTCAAAGACGACCCGCTGACGTTTGTGAGGATGGCGTTTCCTTGGGGTAAGCCCGGCACGCCGCTGGAGCATCATCAGGGACCGCGCAAGTGGCAGCGCGAGGTGCTGACCGAGCTGCGGGACCACATACGGGCAAACAACGGTCAAGTAGACTTTAATACGTTCCGCATGGCGACCAGCTCCGGTCGAGGTATTGGCAAGTCAGCCTTGGTGAGCTGGCTGGTCATCTGGATGCTGACGACCCGGATCGGGTCGACGACCATCGTGTCGGCTAACTCTGAGGCGCAGCTCCGCAGCGTCACCTGGGCGGAGATCACCAAGTGGCTGAGCATGGCGTTGAACAGCCATTGGTTCGAGGTATCAGCCACCCGCGTGCTGCCGGCCAAGTGGATTGCGGAGCTGGTCGAGCGCGACTTGAAACTGGGCACGCGCTACTGGGGCGTCGAGGGGCGGCTGTGGTCGGCAGAGAACCCGGACGCCTACGCGGGCGTCCACAACTTCGCCGGCGTCATGCTGGTGTTCGACGAGGCGAGTGGTATCGACGATGGCATATGGTCAGTGGCTAGCGGCTTCTTCACAGAGAACACGCCTAATCGTTTCTGGCTTGCTTTTAGCAACCCTCGCCGTAACAGCGGCTACTTCTATGAGTGCTTCAACAGCAAGCGAGAGTTCTGGCGAACCAAGACTGTCGACGCCCGAAGTGTGGAAGGAACTGACAAGGCCGTTTACCAGCAGATCATCGACGAATACGGACCCGACTCCAGCGCCGCCCACGTCGAGGTCTACGGTGAGTTCCCCAACGCCTCCGACGATCAGTTCATCGGAACCTTGCTCGTTGACGAAGCCATGGCGCGAGCGCCGTCTAAGGATCCATCGGCACCGATTGTCGTGGGGGTGGACCCGGCGCGGTTCGGGGCGGATGCGACGGTGATCGCTATCCGCCAGGGGCGTGACATCCTAGCTATCCGGCGATTCCGCGGCGACGACACCATGGAGGTGGTCGGCCGGGTGATTGACGTTATAACTGAGTTCAGCCCGCAGCTCGTGGTGATCGACGAAGGTGGGCTAGGCGCGGGCGTCGTCGACCGGCTGAAAGAGCAGCGGTATAAGATCAGAGGCGTCAACTTCGGCAATAAGAGTGTCAAGCCGCTGATGTATGGTAACAAGCGCGCTGAGATGTGGGGAGCGATGAAGGAATGGCTGAAGACGGCCAGCATCCCGAAGGACCGGTTTCTGAGGAGCGACCTGACGGGACCGATGATGAAGCCGGACTCGAAGGGGACGATCTTTCTGGAGAGCAAGAAAGATATGAAAAGCAGGGGCCTGGCATCCCCCGACGCCGCGGACGCGATAGCCATTACTTTCGCTTTCCCCGTAGCGCATCGAGAGGCCCGCGTAGACAATAGACCGCGCACAGTATATGCTGGCGGCGCTAATTTCTCTGGCTGGATGGCGTCATAATGCCTCTCATTAAAAGCAGCAGTAAAGGCGCGCTTCGTAAGAACATCGCCGCAGAAGTAAAGAGCGGAAAGAAGCCCGCTCAGGCGGCCGCGATCGCGTATTCGGTCAAGCGCGCCGCTTCGGCAAAAAAGGGAAAGTCAAGTGGCTGCAAGTGACGTAAGAGACGCCGGGAAGGTAGCTAGCGCTGACGAAGGCGACGAACGGCTTGCCACCATGCGCCATCGCTTTACGGTGGCTCAGGCTGCCTATAGCGACACCCGCGAGGATGAGCTGGACGATCTCCGGTTTATGGCGGGCTCGCCCGACAACCAGTGGCAGTGGCCGGCTGACGTGCTGGCGACCCGCGGAGCGGTGCAGGGCCAGACGATCAATGCGCGCCCGTGCCTGACCATCAACAAACTGCCGCAGCACGTTCGGCTTGTGACCAACGAGCAGCGCCAGAATCGGCCGCAGGGCAAGGTCATCCCGGCCGATGAGAACGCCGATCCGGCCGTGGCCGAGGTGTTCGACGGCATCATCAAGCACATTGAGTATCTGTCCGACGCTGACGTAGCCTATGACACGGCCTGCGACAACCAGGTCACGTATGGCGAGGGCTATAT